AGGCGCAAACCCGACACTCAATGTGAATGGCACAGGTGCGAAGGCTATCAAGAGATACGGCACGACCGCACCGGGAACGGCATCTAATTCATCATGGAACGCGGGATCGGTCTGCGCGTTAGTTTATGATGGCACATATTGGCAAATGGTGGGATGGCAAAACACCACATACTCATCAATGACAGTTGCCGAGTATGAGGCAGGGACAGGAACGACCGCAAGAACCATCACACCCGCACGACTCAAGGACGCGATTCTTCATTGGGCAATGCCCATAGATAAGATCGTGACCGGGTCATATGTTTATAATGGCGAGGCGACCACGACCATCACATTCACCGATTCAGCCATAAATGGCAAGACTCACATCATATGTGGATGTCAAGACGCGGGCAATCCTCCATTGAGGGCGACCATAAGCGGAACGACAATCACAGTATATGTGGCGACATCCGTCACAATTATGAGAGTTAATTATATCTGTTATTAAGAGAGGAACAATCATGAGCAATTCACCTTTAGTTAACTATATTAAACTCTCCCCAAACTATGATTCAAGAGACGGGAAGAAAATCACAGACATCACTATCCATCACATGGCAGGAAATCTTACCGTTGAGCAATGCGGACAGGTATTTCAAACGAGACCTGCGTCAGCCAACTACGGAATCGACTCAAAGGGCAGGGTGGGTCTGTATGTAGATGAAAAATACACCTCATGGGCGAATGGCAACTTTGCGTCAAATCAGCGGTCTATAACAATCGAACTCGCTAATGACCGAATTGGTGGGAATTGGCACGTTTCCGACACGGCAATAAATAAGTGTATCGAGTTGTGTGTGGATATCTGTAGAAGAAACGGGATCAAGAGGCTCAACTTCACGGGGAACGCAAACGGAAATTTAACCATGCACAGATATTTCATGTCGACGACGTGTCCGGGGGATTACCTTGCAAGCAAGTTCCCTTATATCGCCAACGAAGTCAATAAACAATTAGGCGAGGGCGATGGCAAGTTGATCGTAGACGGTTACTTCGGAGAACTGTCAACGATGAGGCTTCAAAAGTTCCTCGGTATCGTGCAGGACGGATGGGTAGGTGGACAGACCAACCCTTGCAAGCCTTATATCCCAAGATGGACAACCGCACGATTCAACGACGGATATACGGGATCAACTACTGTGGACAGACTCCAAAGGTATCTCAAATCAAAGAAACAGAATCCCGGAGACATTGACGGACTCTGCGGAAAGAATACCGTCATCGCGCTACAGAGATTCCTTTCAAACTATGGCGCAGGTACGGTGGACGGAATCATGGGACACAACACCGCTTGCGCATTCCAAAAGTTCTTGAATGAGGTAGTTAAGTGAACTATGAAACGATATTGACTCTTATAGGGATAGTCCTCGGGTCTAATTGGCTCGGGAACTTCCTAATGGAGTTATATAAATCCAAAAGCAAAAAGAAAACACCGTCCGAGATCATATTGAAAGCCTTGTGCAGAAACCATCTTCTAAACAGAGCGGACTACTACCATGAGATAGGATATATCCCGTCTGATGAATATGATGACATCATCGAGGAATACGAAGCATATGAAAAGTTAAACGGTAACGGACGGGTAGCAAGAGAGTATGGAGAAGGAGGGGCATTGAAGTCGCTCCCGATCAAGTGAGGTGTGAAATGAAGTTAAAAAATAATACTTTTGATATTTTGAAATGGATTTGCCTGATAGTTTTACCCGCGTGCGCTTCCTTATATATGGGTTTGGCAAAGGTATGGCAGCTGCCGTTTGAAGTTGAGATCCCGCAGACCATCACAGTAGTTGACGCATTCCTTGGAGCATTACTCGGTGTGTCAACGATAAATTATAACAAAGACGAAACCCTTTAAGGTTTCACCATATCACTTCTCCTTTTTATGACATAGGGTGGGCATAGTCCCACCCGTTTTTTATTTGTCTTTTCATTCAAGGAAATCGGTGGTATAATGTCCGCAGGTAGGAGGTAACAAAATGGCATTATTCAAAGAAAAAGAATCGAAGGAAGAGAAGGCAGAACGTAAAGAGTTGGAACTTATGGAGAAGTACGGACTCGATGAACTGGCAGATCCAAGAGACAGAGAGTCGGTCAAGAAGATCGTTTCGGAGTTAGTCGGGACAGGACTCATGGAGACGGGCATGAAATTGGCGATGGCGAATGCCGGGGATCAGTTAAAAGTCTCATATCTTCGCGCAACGATGGAGCAGAACTTCATCATCATCCGTCAACTCGAAAAACTCAACAAACTACTCGACAAGTAAGGCAGAAAAGAAGGAGGCTCGAAAGAGCCTCTTTTTTAATGTTAAATCAAAGGTATAACATATCGACCAAGGAAATAAAATCGTTTATACGCGAAAATAGAGCCTCGGTTTTTTCGTGAAAATCCACGTTTTTAGGGCATCGAGTCCCATACTGAAATATTTTGTAAAAATACAAAAGTTTTTCTTGACTCTATGGTGGGGCGGTGTTATATTTAAATTGCAAGTATTCCTAAAATCATAATCATTTTGAAAGTTTAGGGACGCTTGCGAAGGTAAGCGGTTAACAACAATAGGGCAGATTATATCACTCGATACCGCTTACAATAGTAAGCAGTATTTTTATTTTAAGGAGCAAAGAAAATGAGAATCTGCAAACAAGTCAAATTCATCAAGGGTGGGTCTTTAGATGATTTACAGACGAAACTGAACGAGGCTCTTTTGGAGGGTGCTGAAATCGTAGCGGTGGACATCCAATTATTAACGGCACTTATAACCGTAACCGACTACGTGGGCGAGATCAAGAAGACAGAACTCGACCTCTTGGAAGAAGAGTTCGGATGCCACAACTGTGAGGAATGCCCGTTCTTCGAGGAGTCCACGGACAGGAGAAAGACATGGCACACCTGCACCAAGGAAGGCAAGAAGGTCAAGAAGACTTCGCATTGTTGCCCTGCTTACTACAAACTTATAAGAGAGGAGGATGAGAGTGAAATATCCGAAGATCAAAGAGATGATGGACTTCTACAATGTGAAAGTGGAAGACGTAGCGGTATGGCTGAAGGTCTCAAATCAAGTGGTTTACGACAGACTAAACGGTCGGTCAAAGTTCCGTCCGTTGGAACGCGAATCCCTGTCAACGTATTTGAAGACCCCGGCAGAAGAATTATTCAAGGAGGAGAACGATGTTGAATGAGATCATGTTAGGACTTTGGAAGATGGGATGGTTTATAGCCCCTCTGTTCGGAACGTTAATCGTAGGAGGTTTATATGAACACTTCAAGAAACTCGATTGAAGAGATGGGATGGCAGGGGATAGATACCCTTATGGACTTATTAGAGGATAACCTCATAAAGTTCGCTGAACAGACGAACGTATCACCTGCGGAGATGTATGAGACCATCGAAGGCAGACTCAAACAGACGATGGACAAGGTATGGACATTAAAAGGGAGGAAAGCAGATGTATATATGCGAGAGATGTCAAGAGACGTTCGACTTCCCTAACGAGGAGACGGACTTCACGTCCGAGTACTTTGGCAGACCCGTCAATCATAAGATAGGGGTTTGCCCATACTGTGGGAGTGAAGAAATAGACGAGATGGATAAGTGCGACATCTGTGGCGAGTGGATAGCACCGGGGGAAGGACTTTGCGAGAACTGTCACGACTTGATCCGTGACATAGCAGACGAGGTCAAGCGGAAGGCACGATACACCACAGACAGATTCAACCTCGATTATAACGAGTTTATATCGCACTTGATGGATAGATTGGAGGAGTGAATGAACTACGAAGAACTCAAAAAAATAAATGCCTCACTCAAGACGATGGACATAAAAGGCAAGAAGTATATTCCCGTCAATGAAAGAGTAAAGGCATTTAGAATGTTAGTCCCGGATGGGACAATCGTGACCGAAATGGTCAAAAGTGACACCTACATTATAGTCAAGGCACAAATCCTTGTCAATGGCGAGGTCAAGGCGACAGGATATGCAGAGGAGAAGAGAGGATCATCAAACATCAACAACACCTCGCCTCTTGAGAACTGTGAGACCTCTGCGGTGGGACGCGCATTGGGATTCTTTGGAATAGGAATAGACACCGCCATCGCGTCGGCTGACGAGATCAACAACGTGGCAAGAAAAAAGGAAGTAATGAAGTTAGCCTCCAGGAGTGAGAAAGAAGGTTTGATGGAGTCCTGCAAGGCGAAGGGAATCGACATCGATATGCTATTGACCTTCGTGGGATTCGACAGGGACAAGCAACCCGAAGGCATGACCATCGAACAGTATGTGAAGGCTATGGACTATATCACGAAGGAGGCTAAATGATGACCACAGGAGAATACATCGACACATTACTCGAAGAGATAGAGGCGCTTAAGAAGGAACGCGACCTCTATGAGAGCGAGGCAGAGAGACTCCTCGAAATCGTATTCGATGCGATAGAGTCTCCCTCATATATCAACCCGTGGGGAGTATTCAAGTATTTAAAGGCGGTCTTCCCTCACAGATATAAAAAGAAGATGGAACAGTATGAAGCATAAGGAAACCAAAGCCACCGCAATACCAATGGCGGTCAAGTTAAAAGTGAAGGCAAGGGACAAGGGACGGTGTATCATCTGCGGAGATCCGGGAATCCCAAACGCACATTATATCAGACGGTCGCAGGGCGGTCTCGGAATAGAAGAGAACATCGTCACCCTCTGTCCTAAATGTCATCAC